GCATCAAGCCTAAAGATGCCCACCCGCCAGTCAGCCAATACCGCACCAGTCACCACCATGTTGACTTGTCGGCCAGAAAACCTAACTGAAGTCGGGTTGGCTGCCGAGAATGGCCCAAATGTGGATTGTGTCCCAGTCGGGTAGTTTCTGGTCTTAAATGAAACCACTGCCTCACCCAAGGTCTGCTCATCTGGGACCACTTGCCGCACCGACATGATGTTGTCGCCATTGCCCAATTGCACTGGACCAGACTCAGCAAACAAGGTCGAGCCATCGTAGTTGTAGCCCACCTCATGCTCGTAGACATACCCTGTAGTTGAAACCATCAAGGGGTATGTAAAGACTCCGGCATCGACACCGGCAGTTCTGGCCAGTGTGCCAATTGACCAGTGGTTTTCACGATAGTTAAAAGTGACATAGCTGTCGTTTTCGTTGCTTGCGCTGGATGGATAAAACCACCAGATTTCGCCAAATTCGCTATTGTGGACAGCATACTTTGGACTTTTGACCATAGTTGATGTTTGTGAAAATGTAGTCAGAGACATCGCAAGGCAGTGGCTTGACGTAGCCGTCATAAATCCAAAAGCCTGATGAACTCATCCAAATGGCAGCAGTGTCAATGGCCGCCACAGCTTGGGCCGAGATCAGGCCGCAGCCACTGCCAGCCTTCTCAAAGCCATAAACAAATGGTGCGCCAACGTAATTTGCCGTGTGGACATCCACATCTGTAAACATCAAGTTGACACCCTTGACCCGCTTGCCAGCCAGAAGTGAGCCAGGCGTGGTCAGCTCATAGTCGCCTGCCTGATTGTCACCAGCTGGTGTCCACAGGGTATTGTCCTCTTGGTCGCACCACTGCACTTTTCTTGGATTGCCACCAGCGCCAAGGGCAAACAAAAACCTCTCAGCAGTCACCATAATGGCCTTATTGCTGGTTGGCGCGTTGGTAATCACAGCTGCCAATGTGGGCGTTGTAAAGCCAAGCTGCCACTCGTAAATCTTGCCATCGTGGTTCGAGCAAGCCACTAAATACTGGCCCCAAGTGTCAAGACTCCAAGTCGTGGCTGGGATAATTACCCCAGTGTCTGGCCGTGCCACGCCATAGGCAAAGTTGCCATAGGTGTTGTAGCCGTAACCGGTAGTCACTTGCGCGTTGGCATAGCCCACACTGAAACTCGTTGGTGTGATGTCTTTGAGTGTGCCAAGTTCGTTCATCGCAAACAGTTTGGAATGCGTGCCAAGGGCAATAAACCGGTTGGCAGCATTGTCGCGCCAAGTGATGATGGCCCTGCATGAACCGGTCACTGCTGATGCCGACCTGGTGCGCCACCCCAGCACTGGGCGCAGTGTGTTTTCGTACCAGCGCACAAGGCTGGCATCATGCCACCGGCCTGCTGCCTGGTACTCAGTGCCGTTTCTGTAAATGCCTGGGGGTAATTTGATTGGTAGGTACATGGCTATATTGTCGGTAAGTTGGACACAAAGCTCATTGTGACAATGGCTGATGGCACTGCTGGCCGTGTGGGGCTTGTTCCGGCAGCGTACTGCTCAATCGTGACACCCACATCGGTTGGTCTCCACATTATCTCAACATAGTCTGTGGCATTTAAGCTCAAAAAATAATTGATTGCACCAATAATGTGAAATGGGTCGCCAACACCTTTTCTGGGTGCAAAGCCAAATCTGCTGTTTGAGTTGGCCGCATTTGTACCATTGACCCGAAACCAGACATCGACATCTTGAGACGAATTTGTCGTATTTGTAAACTGAATGGAAAACTGCAAGTTCCAGATTCCGGCATCGGCCACAGTGATTCTTGACCCACTGGCCATAGTCACGCCATTGGAAAAGTCTGTCGTGTTGAATGTGACCGCATAGGCCGTGGTGGTGTTGGCAGCCACTTGGTCGGTTGAGTCTTGAAATGCCCCGTGGGGGTTATTCATAAACTTGCCGCCCCTTGGACCAAACAAAGCGCCAAGCACACTAATCAGTTTTCTAAAGTACCCGTTCAGCGCCCCATTGTTTCCAGCAAAGTAGCGCTTCTCATAAGCCTCTGGCGCAAAGCCAAGGCTTGGGATAGATGGGACTTCGAGTTGTTGCTTGACATTGGCCATGGCTCAATTATGTCAGGACAGACAGTGCATGGTTGATGTGTTTGATCCGGTCATCGAGACCAATAAAGCCGCCATTGATCTTTTTGGTCAAGGTCTTATAGTCTTGGCTATCCGCATACTGGTTGAGCTTGTGGGTGTCCCAAAACCATCCNGCAGTCAGCGCTGCATACTGGGGCGTGGCCACCAATTCGGGCTGCATGATCAAGTCCACACCCAGCGCTTGGCCAGCGTGGAAATAATTGCTGGAGCCGGTCAGCTGGATGCATCCTCGGCCAATGAAGCGCCAGGCATCCCCACTTGCCTCGTCTCGGTTGCCCATCCGGTTGCTGTAGACAGTCGTGGCAATGGCCTTTGGATTACGGGCGCAGGCTTGGGCCTTGGCAGCGTCAAAGCGCTTGGGCCAGAGCTTTTGCAGAGCCTCTGCCCTGTAATTGAGATTTTCTTGCAGCACCTTGAAGTTACCACACTCATGGCCACACTGGCCGATAAAGGCAGCTTGGCGCAGGGGCGTTGAAATGTCAAAGCGCTGGAAAGTCTCATTGAGCGCATCGACCCACTCTGGGCCAATGTGCAGTTGTTTAAGTTGCTCACTATTGACCATTGACTAAAACCCTCACTTCGTTGTAGGCGTTGACGCAGGCGTTGAGCTTGTTGATGGCTTTGTCTCCTTCGGCTGCGAGGTCGATAAGAGTTGCAATAGTCTGTCGCTCAAGTTCGCTTTCATCGGGTTGGCTGGGTTGTGGATTTCCAGTGGCAATGCTGGCACTTGCATTGTTTTGTGGACAACTTGGGGCTGGGAGGCGCAGCCGACCAGTGCGAGCAAGCTCATGCATAGCAGACTGTTTTTTCTTGACATCATCTTGGGCCTTTCTGAGTTTCGTTTCCTGATCTTGCAGTTTCTCGCCAAGCTCTTTTTCTTTGGCTCTGGCTTCATCATTCTTTTGGGCAATGGCAATCTTCATGTCATTGTCCCTGTCTTNCCAGCCAAAGTGATAGCCACCTCGGTAAGAACCAAACAAGGCAATGCCGATTGCCAGAGCGATATAGGGTAATGGGATGCCAAACATTATTCTGACTCCGTTCTTGCCTGCGCTAGCTGCTCACGCTCATGGTCATCCTCAAGATGGTCCGGTGGCGTGTCTGGTGGTGGACCAGGGGTCCAAGACTCGTCTAGCTCTGGGTTGGTCCACTTGGGCATAGCGCCAAATGGCTGTGATGGGATGCCGTTGGTGCTTGCAGTAAACCCGTGATTGTTGCTGTAGCCGTATTGGCCATAGCCACCCTGCATNGGCTGGCACATCGGCTGCTGGCCCATGGGTGGTGNTGGCTGCNTAGAAGTCATTGCCCGTTTACCGATAACACCGCCAATGCCGCCCACAATCAATAGAACGATNTCGTTCAGCATCTTTGTATANGCCTGGTCAATGGGGGCCATTGATTTGATNGGCTGGGTGACAAAGGTCACTGAGTANAGCAGGGAGATTACGATAAAGAAAAGAATCAGGGTGACAGCAATCACCACAATGCTCCAGACCCTGACCTCGATCTCTTCAGTTGTTAGGTTTAACTTCGTCAACTTTTTTCTCCAAGATAGGTGCTACCAAGTATTCTGGGCAAGTCTGAGTAAATAGGCATCTAGGTTTCTGGCACTCAGTCGCATGAAAATTGTCAGGGTTCTGGCACTTGTAGCGATATTTTTCGTCACAGCCAGTCAGCAGTAAAAGAAGCAATAAATATCTCATTTGCTTTTCATTTTTTCATAAATTACAGCAATATCTTGACGATTGTGCATGATGTCGTCACGATTCTTTTGAATCTCTTTTTCTAAGTCTTGACGTAGTTTTTCACGGGCTAATTCAGCACCAGTGTTAGTAGCTTGCTTGTTGTCTGATGTAACCACCAGACTAATCTTGTTGTTTAAAACAGTAACTTCATGGGATAGGTGCGATAGTGAGTTCATCAGGTACACCACGCAAGTAAACAGAATTGGCAGTATGGCAAAGGCCACCTTCTCAATCAAAGCGTGTTTTTCGTTTGTTTCAATCATTT